TTTGACCACCTCGACATTGTTACGAATATTCTGGAAGTCAATACCAGTGAAACAACTATCATAACGAAGACCAACATAGTTCTCATTCAACTCCAACGTGAAGTGAAGAACATTCTTTCCTTGCTTCATTGCCTCGGCACCAAGCTTACTCAAGACCCAAGACTTACCAGATCCGGCACAAGCCGTAATAATACCAAGTTCGCCAGGTCCAAGACCACCGTCCATCAAACCATCAATTACTTCCCAATTGGTTTTGATTGAATTACGAGCCATCACAGTCATACGTTTCTCAACGTCTTCTTCATACGAATGACCGAGATTACGTTCCATGCCTGCCTTGAGAGCTTCATCAACCTTGCTCTTGATCTTTTCATACTCACCAGTTGCCAACAAATCTGCGGCATCCATGATGGCATTCTTCAACTTCTGATTCTTACAGAATTCAAGAAACTGTTCCTTGATGAACTTCAAATCACCATCGTTCATCTTTTGATACACCAACTTTAGACTGTTAACGATACTCGCCTTGAGTGCCTCGTTGGTAATTGTTTCAAGTCTGACCTTGAAGACGTTGAGTGAAGGAAGATCACGATATTCATGAAAGTAACTGATACTTTCCTTGACGATCCATCTATGTGCCTCATTCTCAAAGAAGTCTGCTTCTACGATGTCTGCCAATCGTTCAATGAATGGACGATCAGATACCAGTCCTGCGATGCATTTAACTTGGAATTCATTTCCAAACTTTTTTAGGTTGTCGATAATTACTTTGTCGCTCATGTGTTACTTTCTATTTGATAATACGATGCTACACTACATGCGTAGCATCTTCAACTTTTTATACTGGTTAGATTACGAAACTGTTGACCTTACCCCAAGTCTCATTCAACCATACCATGTAGTTTGGTAGGTTATTCCACATTTTATCTTCGTTGATCAACTTGCTGAAGACCAGTTTGTTTATATGGGGAACTGGCTTTTGAATGATCTCTTCAATTCTGAGTTGAGTGAATGACTGAATTTGTGTGTCTTTCAACTGCATCAACTCATGATTTCTATCAAGTGTCAGTTTGTCACTCAACACTTTTTCATAGAGCTTATACTTGCCTTTGTTGTTTTCAGCGTAATTGTAAATTTCTTGCAGAGAAGTTTGACGTTCGTCTGCCAAAAACGGAAAACACTTCAATATGGTTTTTAGACCAGCACCATTGATGCCTGGAATATTATCACTATCATCACCTTCCATAGCTCTATAGAAAATGAAGTTGTTACATGTGATACCATATTCATCTACGATTTCTTTACAACCAAAAATCTTCTTCTTGGTAGGACTCCAAATTTTGATTCTGTCACTGGCCAACTGTAAAAAGTCTTTGTCCGATGACATGATGGTAACGTTGCTGTCCTTGAATGTTTGTTCAGCCAAATAAGCAATAGTATCATCAGCTTCAATATTATCAATTGCCATCACAGTAATTGGTAATACGTCAAGATAGTTGATTAGTCGCAACAACTCCATCTTGAGATTCTTTTGCTCAATATCACTATTAGACATATCGTCATAGGTTCTATTGAACTTGATACGAGTCTTACGTCCCTTTTTGTATTCTGGGTAAATCTTACGACGTTTTTGACTACCACCATTACCGTCAAAAACAACAATAACACGGGTGGGATTCAATAGTTTGATTGCATAACCGACACTCTTCAAGAAACCAGCAATCCCACCCGTGTGCATTCCATCGTCATTCATAGATGGAACCGCCATGAACGATCTAATAAAGGTATTTAGACCGTCCACGATAAGGATGTCGGAGTTGGTAGTTTTTTGAAGGCCACCAGCCCCGACATCCTCTTTGATGTTCTCAAACAACGAGAACAACTTTTTCTTTTCGTTGGAAGTAAATCCACTCATGATTATTCTTCAGCGCCAGCGTCTTCTTCGTCAGACGACACTTCTGCGTCTTCAACAATCTTGCTGTTAGGGTCTTTATACTTCATCACAGTTGCGTCACAAATCTTCAAGTAAATTTCTTCCTTTAGCTTTGTGTCAGTTTGCAACGTAGAAATGAAATCCTTAGACTGGAACTTCCATTCGGTGCCATCATCCTTTTGATATGTATAATATGCACCACCTTGTTTGATCAGATTATTGTCCTTGAGAACTTTAATCCAACTGCTGTAGTCGGCAATTCCGCTATCGTAGTAGATATCGAAATTAGCGAGTCGATTGGGCGGACCCATTCTGTTCTTAACAACAACTGCCTTACACTCATTACCGATGATTTCCTCACCCTTCTTGAGCTTACCAGTGTTGTTAAGACGAACACGAACACTACAATGATAAGCCAGAGCCTTACCACCACTCACTACATACTTGTCACCAAATGCCATAGCATTTAGATTCTGACGTAGCTGATTAGTAAACACGGTAAGAACCTTTTGCTTACCAATCATGTTGGTGATCTTTCTCATAGCCTTACTGATAATGATACTCTTACCAGTTGCATAACCATCCTTGCCATGATCACTCTCTAGTTCTGCCTTTGTTGAAGCAGCAGCCACAGAGTCAACAATGATTGTGAGAATACGATCCTTGTTAGACTTTCTCACAATTGCAATCATCTTCTCCATCTGTTCAAAAATGTCCTCTACGGTTTCACATTGAACATACAGAAGTTTAGATAGATTTACACCAAGACTCTTCCAGAACTCAGGGGCAGCAGCGTTTTCAGTATCAATAACCACTGCAATTCCACCCTTCTTTTGGGTATCGGCCACGACATGCGCACTAACAAGACTCTTACCAGTGCCTTCAAGACCGTTGAATTCTACCATTTTACCAACAGGCAATCCACCGTGAGGACGATTGCTGATTGCTAAATCCAAAATAGATGATCCCGTGCTGATCCAATCAGTGATATCAGCCGGATTATCTTGTTCATCCAACCTATACGCAATCTTTCCACCATCCTTATTAGCCTTGTTAAGCTCATTTTGGAGTAGATCAATTAGATCGTCTCTGTTGGATTCTTGTCCGCTATTTGATTTTTTTGCCATAACGTGTATAACTAGAAAGCCGGTGGGGTATAAAAAACTCCACCGGCTTTATTTATTGTTTTTAGGAGTTGAACAAGTCATCAAAAGCCTTCTCTACATCAGTAGATCCGCCCTTTGACTTACTTGCGGTTGGGGAAACAAAAGCAGCCTTCTTAGTCTCTGCCTTTGGTTGAACTGCAGTCTTTACTCCAGACGGAGCAGCTGCCTTCACTGGAGTGGTAGCTTCAGTGACTTCCTCTTCAGCCTCAGTTCCAGCGGGAACTTCAACTTCAGCGGTTTCGGTTTCTGGATTCAACCACTTATCCATAACGTCCTTGAGTTCATCATAAGACAACTCTGGGAACAGATCAAGGATGTTAGTCTGATTCTTGAGGGAATCAACCAACTGAGCGTTCTTAGGATCAACAGCAGGTGTGACATTTGGCTTCACACGAACTGTGGTCTCAGGGAAGCTCTTACCAGTTTCCTCTGCGGTCTTGAACTCAATGGTAATATCACGACCATTTGCGAGATCAGTAATATCACCATACTCTGGATCAAGACATACCGACACAAGCTCTTGATACACGGTCTTACCGAATCCCCAGAACTTCACACCTTCACTCTCTTGACCACGAACGATCACAGGAGCGAATGTGCGCATCTTGGGTTCCATCTTACGACCCATCTGCCAATCTTCCTTGGAACCAGTCTTCTTCAAACGATTGGCAAACTCCACAATAGGATCTGGACGACCAAAGCTGTCAGGAGACAAATAGGTCTTACCATTGATATTATAGTGGAACTTGAGTTCAATAAACGGATTCTCGGGATTGAACTTGTAGGGAACAATACGAACAACTTGTTTACCGGGATTAGGCTTCCAGAGAACATCATTCTTCTTACTGTTTCCAGAACCTTGGCTTGAAAGGGAGTTCAAGCGACTCTTCAACTGCGATATATTTAGTGCCATAATTAGTTTAATTAGTTAATTAGTTTATAGGTTAATTAGTTAAGTATTCTTAATTCACTTAAATTAAGATTCGTAACGAATCACCATGACAAGACTCTACAGTCTATGCAGAGAATCGTCAAGGTATAAATAAGTATTACCAGGAAAGCACAGAAAACAACTTTAATCCGACTATTTT